TCCAGAACTTTAGTTGAGATTGTACGTATTTATTATCCGCAAAGATATTTTCAGCATCCCGGTAAGCACCTTTACGCAGGTTAGGCAATGATTCACCGGCTACTGTTATGACTGATCTTTGCTCTGTGACTGCTTTATAGAATAGCAGTTGCATGATAGAGTAGGTCTTGCTTGAGGCAGTTCCACCTTGGTTTATTAAAACCTTTTCTTTGTAATTATAATTCTTATAAAAGACAGGTGAGCATTTAAACATCTGTTATGTCATTTTCATTATTTGCTATTGGAGGCGCAGTATTGTAGATGACAGGTGCAGGAATGCTGAGCATTAAATCGCCATCAATGGCAACCTCTTGCTTTGGTTTGGACCATCTGTATTCCATAAACATTTTAAGAGCTGCCATATCGCCCTCCTCTAACTTATCATTAAGTAATTTTAACGCCAGGTTATCCATTGGCGATAGTCTTGCAATTAAAGCTATTTCGTCTGACTTTGGTTTTCTACCTGCATTTTCTCTAGATCCGCCTCTATTTTCCATTTTGAAATAATTTGATTATTCAAAAACAAAGGTATAAAATTTATTTAAGTCATGATTTTAGTAAAATCCAGTATAACAGTATAACACCAGTATAACAAGACCTTGTTATAGTGTAAACGTCTGACTATCAATAAGTTAAACCCCACTATAACAGTATAACAAGATTTTGCCGTTTTCATATATTTATACATCTCTAGTAAATTAAATATATATATATATTAGTTAAATTTATTATCTACTGTTTTTGTTATAGTTGTTATACTACTTTTATAAATGCGTGTTTTTGTTGTTATAGTGTTATAGTGGTAAAAAAAATGCGTTTTTAATATCATGGAGTGCTATTTTAGTATAACAAGTATGTTGTTATAGTTGTGTTATACTGTTATAGTGCGTTTTTTAGTCTAAGTATCTGATTATCAGAATATTTTTTCATAATTAGCGTTTTTTTGCTCACCGGACTTTATCAAAATCTGGTCTTTTTTATCACTCCATCTACCTATAACAACCCTTGTATAATCCTGCTTTAAATTTAACTTTGTCGCAATTTCAATAGCTGTCTTCATTGAGAATGTTGCAGGTAATGCTTTATAAAAGTCTAATAAATTGCCTGATATACGATCTAACGGAGTTGCAGGAGCAAGTATTTTCATTGACTTGTGCATATTACCTAAGAAATACTCAGTAAGCCTTATGGCACGTTCCATTGATGACTGTGTTATAGTCAACTGAATAACACCTCCATCATACATAACTTGAATAATTAAAGCAAACCTTAAGCAATAATCCTGATATTTTGCTATAATTCCTTTAACATTATCCTCAGCTGTAAAGTTATATTTCTTGTTTTTATTGTTAAACCAATCTGCATAAAGGCTATTAGCCTCTAAAGATAATTTGTAATATCTAACTGCATCTCTGCCATTCATTAATGCACTAAAAAGTGAATCCATTGATATTTTAACCTGTTCTGGCATTTTATAAGTTTCCCAATCTTTTTTCTTATCTGGCTCTGGATAACAGAATAAAAAGCGATGATAAAATCCGTTATGTTCATTGTCTTTTGATGACAGGCTATCTAAAACGCCTGGCTGAATGCCACCCACTATTGAGCAAAAAGGATTTTCTACTTTGTTCTCATCCCTAGATATTCTTTGTAGCAATACCGGAGATCCGGACCATAACTCTAACCATTTTTGAACCTCATCATTATCCCCATACCTATTCATTCTTTTAAGAAATCCGCTTAACTCATCTGCCAAAATACAGCAGCCTGAGGAGTTAAATGATAGTATCTTTACAACCATTTCGATTGTACTATCCTTAATTAAAACCTGCTTCATTATTGGTGCATGTGGCTCATCTATCCCATCGCCTTTCTTTTGATTCTTATAATTTCCTAAAGCCTGTTTATAAATTAGTTTTTCATTCTCATATTGCTTATATAGGTCAGCATCATGTCTCTCTAGGAATGAAAATATAGATTTTAAACTAGGACTTTTAGAGGCGCCAGGCGGAGCAACCATTGCCAGATATATTATCGGCTTTACAAAATATCCATCATTTGCTATTAATGTAGCTGAGTTGCCTATAATTGCTGATACTGCACCCAATGCGGCAGCTGCTAGGTAGTCATGCTGTATTTGGCTATAATTAATAAAGTCAAGTATTTGATCAGGGAATATATCATAAGGAAACTTTAATCTGTCACCTTGAATTAGTGACTGGTTTGTAACTGGCTCCTGACTTATTATTGTAATATTTGCGCTATCGCAAATCATTTGTATTTTGCTAACCGTAGATGTCCAGTCCCCATCTTGATCGTAATAAACTATACGTGACGGACTTAAATTCCAACTGTGGTCATCTTTGTCTTTGCGAGATCCCCAATGTGGAAATCCACCTAATGAAGATGTAAAAAGTTGTACATTATGTGTATTAAAATAAACCTTTGCAGATAGTTTGGCTTTACTGCCTTTACGCAAATAAGCAATAAACTTATCTTTTTTATTGTATTTGTAGTCCAGATTATTAAAAAGACCTATCTCATTTAGCAGTAAATCAAATGCCTGATCTGTAATATTTTTATCAAATTGCAAACAAAGGTTTTCGTATTCAATCGGGTATTCTGTTATAATATTTGACTTTTCGCCGACCAATGGAATATATTTATCAAATGATTGAGCGCATGACATTAAGATATCAAACTCATCATCAGTTAAATCCTGCAAATCCGTTAATTCATTGTGAAACATGTCATAACCAGGAGTAGGATCGCAATATGATAAAGTGCCTCCAGTATATAATGCTATGACCTCCTCACCTTTAGTTTCTCGTGCTAGAGATACTTTTGATTTAATTTTTGCATACTTAATATAAATATGATATCCGGCGTTTCTTGTTTTTTCAATACAAATTTTACTAAATATCTCATCATCCTGAGATTGTACTGCTTTCATCCATGCATTAAATACGCCCTTATCTTCTGTGTTTTTTAGATCAAAATCTATACATCCAAAAGGAGGAAAAAGTTTTAAGGCTATGCCGTTTGCTTTACTAACATCATTTATAAAATTGCTAAACGTTGTTTCGGTATAATTTTCTGCCGTTACTTTACCATGTTCAATACAATGAGAAGTTGCTGATTTTGTTTCTGCATCCCAGATTAGCGGAATCGGTTTTAAACCTAGTTTAAAAAGGTCAATAAAGCGATCTACGTTCATAGGTTTGCTCCAGAAAATAGTATATCTTCTAATCCATGCACTGATCTGTGACAATTAAAGCACAAACTAACTAAATCATATAAAGGCTCTTTATAAATCCTATCATAGGTTAAATGATGCACCTCGTTGGCTTTATTTATTAGGCAACCTTGACAAATATATTTATCCCTATTTAAAACCCTTTTAGCTTTGTCTTTCCATTCTGGAGTTGTTAAATATAAATCATAATCTACCTTTCTTTGAGACTTTTCCTGTTGAAAATGCTCCTCACGCTTCTGCTGTAAGTATTTATAAAAAGCCTGGCGTTTATTAAATCGCTCATGTGAAATGCTGTCAGCAATCTCACGTGTTACAAGTGGTAAAGTTTTCCACTCCTCAGGATTTTCCATCTTAACCATAGGTGAAACATTACCGCATCTACGGCAAAAATTCCTTTTAGTTGGTTTTTTATCAATACGTGGCATATTGATTTGAATAATATCTGGAGCAATACAGCATCCATCCATTTTGTCTAGACAGCCTCTTAGGCAGTCTTGACATTCAATAAAAACATCATACTTACCTTTGTGTATAATTTTTTCATTGCAGCAATTTTCACATGTTAATTCCATAATCAAAAGAACCCTCCCATCACCAAAGAAGTCGCTACAACGCCCCGGCGAATGCCAGTAAAAGGTAACAGGAGGGAAGTTTTAAATATTTTCATAACGTTGTAGCTTGGGTACTAATATACTAATTATTTAACATATTCCTCAAATTTTATTTTTGCCTCATCCATTCCCTCTGCAAAAACAACTTGCCATGCATTTTCACGTAAAAATTCATGCATTTCATACTGTTCTTGTACGTGCTTTGAATTAGACAGGCTACCATCTTTAAGATACAAGCCAGAGTTTTCGCGCTTCATTTCAATCATAAGACCGCAAAATTCACCACGCTTTAAATAGATAGTAATATCTGGAAAACCTTTAAACGGATCTAAAATCAATTTAATATTCTGCATTGCAGGACTTAGCTTACCGGCTGATTGGATGTCTGACCTAAATCGCACCTCTGGATATTGCATTTTTAACCACTTACAGAACGCC